ATCAAGAAAATGAATAAATAGTAAAAAGAACTCTTAAGAGGGAAAACAAAATGAAAAAATTATCAGATTATTTGGCCGAGTCTGTTAAAGAATTTAATTATAAAATTAAGATTCTTGGTGAAGTAGAAGATGGCATGATGGATGCTATTGAAAATGAATTAAAGAAATACGATCTCAAATCAATGGGCTCACCAACAAGAACAATGTTCCAGAAAAATCCTTTAGATTTTGAGGAAGGTGTATCAGGCGAAGTTAATATTGCTAGTTTTAAAACAGGTATTGCATTACCAAAAGATGCAGTACGAGATGTTATTGCACATAAGTTAGGAATTCCGGAAAAATATTTAAAGATCCGATCAGAAAACGATCCACTTGAATATTCTCTTGTTGACAATGCAGTTGATACTGAAATTACAGTAGGCGAAAGCGATCCTGCAGATTCAGCATTAATGAATGAATATGAAGCAGATGAACATAAAGCAGAAGATTATCATGGCAATGAATTTAATACAAAATTTGTTGATGAATTAATGAAGTTAGTAAAAGATAGAGATCAACATGTATCTAAATACATGAAGGAAGAATAATTCCGGAGTGGATGAAATGACAAATAATGGAACTAAGTATAATGCAGATTTATATCGTGCATTGGATATTATAAAGAAGTATAATATGCCTAATCAACCTAAAGCAGTTGATGAAGCACCATATGGATTGATAAATCGTGCAAAAGATGCTGTAAAGGGTGGCGTCGGTGCAATGGTGGGCAAAGGACAGATGTCTAAAGGTAGAATAGAAGCAGGTCGATTGTCGGATGATTTAAATAAACAATATTTACAATTTTTAGGACAACGCGGACATAAGAATCAAAAGACTCAAACAGTTCAGGATATTACAGATTTCTTTTCTAAATTTCAAGTTGATCCGGCTTCGTATTTTGCAAAAGCAGGAGTTGCCGCAGGCGAGCCAACCACAGTACTTACAAAAAAACAATCCGATAATGTTGTATTACAAATTGGTCAAGGAATGGCGTCAAGCGGAAAAGTCCCACCAGGCATGGGCGCCGCAGAAGATCCAGCCACGGCCGGTAAAGCCGCAACTGATACAGCACCAACATCAGCAGGCGCAAAGGCCGCAGGAGCGGCAGGAGCCGCAGGCGCAGCCGGCGCTTCATTTGGTAGAAAATCTGATGGTACAGCGGCCGCAACAGGCGGAGCAGGCGCAACAGGAGCCGCAGGCGGAGCAGGCGCAACAGGCGGAGCAGGCACAACAGGAGCCGCAGCCGAACCAGGCACAACAGGAGCCGCAGGCGAACCAGGAGCCGCAGGAGCGGCAGGAGCCGCAGGAGCGGCAGGAGCCGCAGGAGCGGCAGGAGCGGCAGGAGCCGCAGGCGAACCAGGAGCCGCAGGAGCCGCAGGAGCCGCAGGCGAACCAGGAGCCGCAGGCGAACCAGGAGCCGCAGGCGAACCAGAAACGCCAGCCACGCCAGCCACGCCAGCACAAAAGTTTAATAATGGTGATGAAGTTAGTTATATAACTTCAAAAGGCAAACCACAAGATGGCATATTTGTACAATATTTAGATACTAAAGATGCCGAAGGCGACCCACAAGCACAGGTTCGACAACCTAATCAAACAGATGCTCAAGCCTATGCAATTGATGCGGACAGTATCGGCCCTAAAGGTTCTCCACCAGTTAATAATGATGCGGCAAAAGCAAGTACACCAGCACAAAATAAGGTACTTGGCCAAGTTGAAAAATTAAATGACAGTGATCGCGTAAAATTAAAAAATACTATTGGTAGAATTTTAACAAGCCAAGCAATGAAAGCAAGTCCTGGACGATTAGCCGCCAGCAAGAAGCCAGCCGGGGAGGTATCAGCAGGATGAAACTAACAGAATTAAAAAATAAAAAAATGTATCTATATGAGAGCGAACTTGGATCTGATTTAGATAATTTTACATCTGAACAAAAAGAAGTAATGCGTCAAGTTGAAGAAACATTGATGCCTTATATTAATGAGTATAAACGGTTAATTTTATCAGAAGCGGCAGTTACACCAGACCAAGTAAATGCTATTTTTCAACAAGCAGTTGATGGCCATATAGAAGCAACCGGTAATCCAGGTTTATTAAAGAAAAGTACACAAGCAATTGGTAAAAGTTTACCAGTTAAAGCGGTAAAAGCGGCCAATAAGGCACTTAACGACTTAGGTAAAAAGATTCAAGATACTGAACCAGTACAAAATTTTGATGCTTTAGTTGCTAAAAAGATTGGAGAAATGAAAGTTAAACTAGAAGACAGTCCAATGGGGGCGGCTCTAGTTAAACAAGTACAAGCATATGGTAAGTGGGGTAAAGAGAACCCAGGTAAACAAGCAATTATTGTTGCTGTAATTACATTAGCAGGCGGCATGATCGCTGGCCCAGCCGGCGGCGCTATTGCTGGTTTTGTAATGAGAGCAGGTAACGATTTGATTGCAGGCGAAAAGTTAAGTACAGCAGTTGGTAGAGCAGGAAAAACAGCGGCAATTGGTGCTCTTGTTGGTTTTGCGGCCAATTGGCTTGGCGACGGTGTTATTTCTAATATTGAAATGGCAGGTATCGAAGACATTGAAGGAATGGAAGCGGCCATGAAAGCGATCAATGTTGAGGATGCAATGGCCGGAGTAACTGATCAATATGGTGATCTTGTTGCTGAATTAGATGGTGCTATGTCAATTCAATCGACGGGTAGTATTAATGCTTTCCATTATAGTTATGATATTATTATGCCACCTGATGTATATGAACAATTTGAAGCCGCAAAAGCGGCAGTCTCGGCCACCGGCGGTAATTGGTCGCCAGAATGGTATACAGAAGTAGCAAAATATCATGAAATGATGGCAGGTTTGCAAAACGACCCTATCCAAGGAACAATGCGAGCGGCAGTAGATGCAATTAAATCGGCACAAGAAACAGGAATGTCAATTGATCAATTAGAACAAGTTATAGGTCAATATGATAATCTCGACGGTTTATTAACTAATTTAGAAGCGGCACAAGGCCCTGTTGCGGCCGCGGCACAAGCGGCGGTTCAACAAGCAGATCAATTAAAGGCAGCCGCAACAAAAGCAGGCGAACCAGAAGAACCTGAAAAACCAGTTCCAGCCGAAATGATTCCAGCAGGTGCTGGAGAAGAAACTGCTAAAGAAAGTTTTGAAGAAAATGACGATCATTTATATGAACTTAATTTTGCTGGAATAAAAACAGCAATGGGTGGTGTGCTGGCCAAGGCCGCCGCTGCCGTAGCCGATGTTGGCGCAATATCAGTAGATGGTTTAGTAAACGCATGGAAAAAAGCAGGTTCACCAGAAGATTCAGCAAGTATTAGAAATATAGTAGTTGATGCTGGAATTGGCGCTGATACAGTTGATAATGCATTTTCATCAGCAGGAATTGACGTAAGTGCAGAACCAGAAGCAGGTGCAGATGCCGAAGCAGAAGCAGGTGCAGAAGCAGGTGCAGAAGCAGGCGCGGATGCCGAAGCAGAAGCAGGTGCAGAAGCAGGTGCAGAAGCAGGCGCGGATGCCGAAGCAGGCGCAGATGCCGATGCCGAAGCAGGCGCAGATGCCGATGCCGAAGCCGGCGCCGAAGCAGGCGCTGAAGAACCAGCAGGCCCAGCAGACGATCAAGTATTGCAAGATTTAGCACAAATGATTATTGATAATGGTATGGTACAAGTACCACAAGGCAATGTAACCCATGCAGGCCTTATGGCCCTAATTGGTGAATCAGTTAGTAATGAAGAGTTAAATGATTTAATGGAGAGAATAATGAAAATCGATGAAATGTGTGGTGTTTGTGATCCAACAGGTCCTGAGGTAATGCCAGAACCTAAAACAAATTACAATCTAAACATCACCCAAGATGATGGTAATACTCATAAAACTATGAATGTTACTAGTGATGCTCCTGATGAATTAATGAAAGTATTAAGTTTGGCGGGCGTTTCAACCGGCCATTCAGAACCAGATGGTGATGAAATTGTTGGCGTTGACCTTGATGGCGATGAGCCAGCAGGCCCACAAAGTATGGGCGACTTAGTACAGAAGTTAAACAACATTGGAAGCAATAGCGATGAACATGACCACGACGGTATGACACATTCACATCCAAATGATGGCGAGCACGACCATGATGATGATGGCGAAGAGTATGAAAGTGTTGAACAAGACCCACGTAGTAAGCCAAAATATTGGTCCAGATCTGATTTACCGATACATGGCGCAGGCGAGAAAAAGCAACCAAAGCAACGCACAGTAAGTGCAAGACAAGGCGACAATCCTTATCTTAATGCAGAATCGTTAGAGGAAAAATTCTCAAAAGCATACACAGACTATAAAAGCGAGTAACTACTGTGAAGTTTTTTGAGATTGTAAATGAGGATTGGGAATCTGATGCCGCAGAACGCGAAAAGCGTGAGCGCGGCCATGATGCCTTTGATGCTTCACATGATCAAGCATTGTGGCGCCGCCGCCCAGCCGATCGTTCCCCAGAAGTAGGTGATCACCGAGTGTGGGGCGGCATGAGTGGCAGTCTTATTAAACAAGCAAAGCGGTTAGAACATATTGTAGACGAACTTGAAGGGTTTAATGTTGAAGAAGCAGATCCAATAGTATTAAAACGTTTTCGAGATGCTCTCATGGATCTTAATGAAATTGAAATGGGCGCCGACGATGAAAGCGAGTGAGTTTATATTTTTAATTGAAAAAGGCTTATCACATGGTGATCTTGCTAAAAGATATGGAGAGTATCTTGATCAATTAATTACGTTTATTAATAACGGCGAGGAAGTTGAATTAGAAGGCGCCTCATGGAAGAAATATGGTAATTTTGTAACATTTGAGAAAGAAGACGCAAAAAAACTTGCTCAAGTATATTATGGCCAAGATGAGATACCAACGGACAAAACCAACGTGGAAGTGACCGATGCAGGACCTGATCGAATTGTTCCTGTCGGCAACTATAAAACTTTAAGATTAACCATTCAAGGTACTAAAGATACAGTGCCGGTGGGTCATGTACATAAATCGGATAAATTTAAATCCGGTAAAGGATTTAATGCAGGTGATGTCGGCGAAGCATTTTTAGGTGCCGCGGCAACTGCTAAATTTAGATCACCTAATGTTGATATTACCGAAGAGGATATTATAAACGTTCTTAAATCGATGACGATTACCGAAGCCGCAAAAACTTTACAGGGCGAAGTTTGGACCGAGGTTAATCTCGGCCCTAATAACATTCCGAATTCTGACGCCGATGAGTTATACTTTAAATTAGTTTTGAATAGATCGGGTTTTACAGCAATTCAAAAAGCAATCAAATCAGGCACCTGGCATCCTAAAATGGCTGGATTGAATAGATCAGCAGTCATGTGGGCAAATACTAATCAAACTGTTACAAACGCAGTTAAAACAATAATTGAAAATGGCAAAAAAAATATGGTAAAAGTTACATCAGATGGTACAATGGATCAAAAAGGCACTAAAGCAGATTTATTTTTAACTGTTGATGATATAACAATTAGTTTATTAAGTGCTAAAACAGGTGATGTAAAACAGTTTGGCCAAGTTAGTGGAGATACATTTGAGGTTTTTCAAGAATATTTTAACAAGATTCTTGGAGTAGATATACCCGATACTTGGATTGACCAGTTAGAGGGAGTCGGCCGAAAAGAGAGTTTCGAGATTTTACAGAAAATATATGAAAAAGTATTTACTGAGTTAAAAGCCGAACTTGCAGGTAATACAAAGAAAGAAGTTACATTTTTAGACAGACTTTATTCAGGTATTAAGCATTTCGCCACAAACAACGACCCAAACGTTAGCATGGTTATTTTAAAAACTACACCAAACGCACCCGGATATAAAGAATTATTCTTTGGTCCAGAGTTACATGAAGCAATGAAACAGTTTGATTTAAAGATAGATTATCAAGCAACCCCTCCAGTAATTAAAATCTTTGGCGTTCCGGTAGGATCGGATGCAAAAGAAGTATTCGCAGGCAAAGAAATGTTGGTTCAAATTAGATCGAATCTTAAACCTTCAGAAAGTTATTTAAGAAATACCATCGAAATGGGCGATCTATTAAAACATATTGCGGATGTTAAATATAAGATTGAGCGGGACGATCCCATCACTCAAATAAACCCAACTAAACCTTAAATCTCCAATCATATAAATAAATTACAGTTGTATTTGTCAAGGAGGGTTCTTATGCTTTTAAAGGAGTATCGTCTAACTACAATGTCAGTGTATTATTGGATGCCTGACTATAATCATATACTGCAACAATTTATATGGCAGTACATGGATGTTCCACCTGCTTTTGCTCGATCATATCGTTTTTTAGATTTTTGGAAAGAAAATATAGAAGCAGTAATTGAAGAAGTAACAATCGCACATGGCGATCACAATCCATGGGATCTACAGGTTACTAATGATTACCGTGTTGTGGATTTTGAGAAGAAATTTTAAAGGATAACATGCCACAAGGTACAGACAGTAAATTAATTAAATCTGCTCATAAGTCGATAAAGTATACTAAAGAAGAAATAACACATTTAAAAGAATGTATGGACAAGACAACGGGTCCTTTATACTTTATGAGTAATTTTATGTATATACAGCATCCGGTTCGCGGAAGGCTATTATTTGACCCATATGATTATCAGGTAGAATTGGTAGACAATTATCATGAGAATAGATTTAGTATTAATATGTGTGGACGACAGATGGGTAAAACTACTGTTGCCGCAGGCTATTTGTTGTGGTATGCAATGTTCATTCCAGACAGTACAATATTAATTGCCGCACACAAATATCAAGGTTCTGCTGAAATTATGCAACGTGTGCGTTATGCTTATGAGAGCGTACCGGATTTTATTCGGCCTGGTGTGACTAACTACAATAGAAATAGTATAGATTTTGATAATGGGTCGAGAATACAATCATCAACAACTACAGATAATACTGGACGCGGTATGTCCTTGTCACTTATTTACTGTGACGAGTTTGCATTTGTGCAACCAAGAGTAGCACAAGAGTTCTGGACTTCCTTATCTCCAACATTAGCAACAGGTGGTAAATGTATTATTACATCTACACCTAATAGTGATGATGATCAATTTGCATCAATTTGGCGAGAAGCAAATAATACAATTGATGAACACGGCGACCATCAAAAATTAGGACGCAATGGATTCTCAGGTTTTAAAGTTACTTGGCAAGAGCACCCAGACCGTGATGACGAATGGGCAAAGGGGGAAAGATCCCGCGTTGGTGAAGAACGTTTTAGACGAGAGCATTTGTGTGAGTTTATTATTTACGATGAAACATTAATTGATCCATTAAAGTTAGTTGGTTTAAAAGGAAGAGAACCAGTATTGAGAACTGGAGAAGTGCGTTGGTTTAAGAAACCGACGAAAGGCGGTATTTATCTTGTTGGCTTAGATCCAAGTTTGGGCACAGGCGGAAATTCAGCGGCCATTGAAGTTTATGATGGTACAACAATGGAGCAGATTGCGGAATGGCAACATAATAAGTCTCCAGTAAAACGCCAATTAAAAATTATGCAAGACATTTTAATGTATATTGCAAAAGAAACAGATTATAAAGAAGGTACACATTTAGAAACAGAAATTTATTGGAGTGTAGAAAACAACACACTCGGTGAAGCCGCATTAACTGTTATTGAATATACTGGGGAAGAAAATTTTCCTGGACAAATGATAAGTCAACCAAAAGCAGGAAGCGCCACCCGACGATTTAGAAAAGGCTTTACTACTACAGCAAAGACAAAAATAGCAATGTGTTCGATGCTTAAAAATTTAGTAGAGTCTAATAAAATAAAAATATATAGTAATAATTTAGTAAGAGAATTAAAGAATTTTGTAGCACACGGATTAAAATTTCAGGCAAAATTGGGGGAATCTGATGATTTAGTAGCGGCAACGTTATTGGTACTTCGAATTAGTCATCATTTAGCAAAATATGACGACAGAATTCACGAAAGAATGGCTCAAAACGCCGCTGATGACGATACTGGCTTCGAACTGCCCCTCCCATTAGGTCTAATTTAATAAATACATATATGAGTTCGAGTATAGAAAATATAGCCACCGAAGTTCGCAAGGTGATCAAAGGTACAGGCTTTCGTTTAGAAATGTTTTCTGAAAACGGAGATAAAACTCTTGACGATCGTGAAGCCAGAAGGTTCTTTTTAAAGCCTTCTAATGTTATGATTACACTTGACGAAACTTTAAAAACTATAAAATTGCACAAACCAGATTCGGTAGAATTAGATGAAATTGAGAATTTACGTAAAACGTTGCAAAGTATTGCAACTAAAAACAGATGGAATTTTGATCTACGAACGTTTGGACATACCTTAAAACCAAAGGATTATGTGCATCAAGCAGTTAAATCAATGAATGATGAGGAATTAGCAATGAAAAATATGGCAGAGGGAATGTCTCCGATGTCAGGAAGTAGTAAATCTAGTTATCAGTTACATGATAACAAAGTAAAATTAATCGTGAGACATACAAAATCAATTGACGAAGAAGTACGCGGTTCACGAAGCCGTCACATTAAGGCACTGTTTATCGAAAATGGCGCCGGAGAAAGATTTCAATATCCGCATATACATTTAGCAGGTGCGAGAGCAATGGCAAGACATGTAAGTATGGGAGGCATTACACATGATGATGTAGGAAGCCACATTACAGGATTGTCAGAGGAATATGCTCAAGTACAAAAGTTTTTGCGTTATGCACGATCACCTAAGTTTGTTAGTGAGGAAACAGGTGATGCTGTTGAAGCAGTCAAAGAACGTTATGCAAATATTAAAGAACAATTAGTTGCACTCACTAGTGTTAAGAATTATGGTCAAGCAGTAGAATCAATTGATAATACAGTACGAGAAACTACTGATGAGAAAGTTACAGAACTTAAAGATATGTTTACTACAAGAGAATTCCCTGAGTCTCTTGAAGAGTCACTACCGCTAATTTCCAAAATTATAGAATATCGTGTTAAACCACAGCCATCAGTTGGCGATCAGTTAAAGGACATTGATTTACTTAAGAGCAAAGCCGAAGAAGCAGAGTTTCATACACCATCAGCAGGCCAAGATGAATATTCGAGTGCGAATATTATGAAGTTTGCAAGTGTAAGAGATGAGATCTCTTACAAAGTTAGAGAGTTATCAGCAATTATTAAGGATGACTTGTTATCAGCATTTTTGGCACGTACAGGTGAGAAAATGCAAGACGAGGGAGCAAGCATTTCGAGTGAAGAAGTTGATATAGTTAAAACTGTTATGCAACGAGCCGGAGATAAAGGGTTGTTTGCTAAAAAAGCCTCTGCTGATGCTGACGCAGGCCCAAGTATCGATGATGAGAATCCCGAAGAAATGCCGGATGATATGTATGCACCAGAAGGTAAGCAATTTGAAAGTTGGTTAGAAGATGTTGCTAGTGATAAAGCATTGTTTGAAACAGTTAAAATTTCAGAAGATGAGTTTGTAGACTTTAGTCGCGCAGTTGCTGATGCAAAACAACGTATGGCAAACTTGCCACGTATGAGTGACGGTTCACCATTAATCCGTAAGATTAAAGGTATGTGTGAAGAAGTTGCAAAGGAATATGATCTTAAAACAGAAGATGTTTATTCTGCATTAAGTGGTGAGGAAGTTATTAACGAAGGCGAGCCACGCCAATATAAAGGCGACGGCACTGATGCAATGGTAGTTAAGGACGGCGAAGTAAAAGTGATTGACGCCGAAGAATTAGACAGTGCATTAGTTGACGGTTGGGAATTAGCAGAATCAGTAATTCGTGAAGATAAGTTTTCAGAAACAGAAATTACTGTTAATAAAGATATTCCATTAGCAGGTGATAGTATTTGGATGAATTCTGAACATGGTATTGATGAACCAGTTGATTCGGTTCATGTTTCGACTATTAGTGTTAGAACTGGCGATGAAGACGACGAGGATGATAATACCATAAGTGTTTATGTTGACCATGATGGTCCATATCAAATTTATACTGATTCGGGTTTTGAAAAAGCAATTAGTGACATTACTGGATATGATCTTGGCTTTAGTGAGCAAGGTATGCAGGAAGACGAACTTGCACATCTAGAAGGTTATCTTGACAACACAGGGCAAGAAGAAGAGCTAGATGATTTAGGCCAAAATCTTGAATATGATGCAGACCCAGCCCTTGAAACGCGAAACCGTGTTAGACATTTAGCAGGTATAGATCCAGTTATTGAAGACGCCGAAACTGATGATGACGAAGAACAAATAGACGAAGCACAAAGCGAAGCACAAAAAGCCGCTTTCCAGAAAATGCTTGATGCTAAAAATGGCAAGAAGGAAGAAACTGACGATGATAATGACGACGATAATGACGACGAAGACGACGAAGTCTCAGAAACATTAGATCGTGTTAAGCATTTAGCAGGCGTTTAAGGGATTGATCTATGTTAGTCGAAGAAATACTTGAAGTATGTTGATGCCTTAAATAAACATTGGAAAGAACACCCAGAAGACTTTGGACCCAAAACAAAAAAGAGTGAAGCAATAAATCATCTTAAACATTTAGCAGGGATATAAATATTATTATGAAACTCAATGATTTATTAAACGAGACTATACAAGAGGAAGAGGAAACGCAATACATTGTATTAGACGTTGCCCGTCCTGGTCGTTCTTGGGTTGCAGATAGTAAAAAAGATGTTGTTGATGCAATTTTAACTAATGCTATTAAGCAATGGCAAGTACTTGAAGCCGACGACAATGAAATTATTGCTGATTATCATCATGATACAATTTACTCCGGTACTATTACACCAAAAGATAAATCACTAGAAAGAGTAAAAGAATTAATGTTTACAGTTAAGGATGATCTACCAGATCATTCAGCATTTCCAAAAGTTAAAGCAGATATGGAAATAGTTGATTCTGATGAGATTTGATCAGCCGGATATATTATTGTTAATTTGTTTATGTCACAAAAAAATGGTTGACATTTGTTGAATTAGATACTATACTGTATCTAGTTAAGTATATAAAACTCAACTTAAAACTAACATTAGGCTAATACAGGAGAACTAATAATGGCTACATTGGCAGAACTAAGGGCAAAACTCGCGGCACAGGATCAGCGTCAGTCTGGACCTCGCGAAACAGATAACGCAATTTATGCGTTTTGGAATATCCCCAACGATACTACAGCAACGATGCGTTTTCTTCCCGACGGGGACGAAAGCAATACATTCTTTTGGCAAGAGCGTCAAATGATTCGTATTACTTTCCCTGGAGTAAAAGGGCAAGACGAAGCAAGACCAGTTACGGTTAACGTACCGTGCATTGAAATGTGGGGAGAAACCTGTCCAGTACACGCAAAAATCCGTCCATGGTTTAAGGACCCGACACTTGAAGACATTGGTCGCAAGTATTGGAAAAAGCGTTCATACATCTTTCAAGGGTTTGTTGTAAATAATCCATTGGAAGGTGATGCAAAACCAGAGAATCCAGTTCGACGCTTTGTTATTAATCCGTCTATTTTTAAGATTATTAAAGCGGCGTTAATGGATCCTGAAATGGAAAACTTACCAACTGATTATACAAGCGGTACAGATTTCCGACTTACTAAAACACAGAAAGGTCAGTATGCTGATTATTCAACTTCGAACTGGGCTCGTCGTGAGCGTACTTTGGGAGAAGAGGAACTTGAGGCAATTAATACACATGGTCTGTTCACACTTAATGATTATCTACCAAAGCGTCCAGACGCAAGAGGAGTAGAGGTAATCTATGAAATGTTTGAAGCATCAGTTGATGGCGAACTTTATGATGCTAATAAATGGGGCGATTATTATCGCCCATATGGTGTTGATAATCCAAATAAAACAACTTCAAAACCTACTGTAACTGTGTCAGCCGACACATCAAAGTCTGTTGAAGAGGTTGATACACCGGTACCTGATAAGGAAGAGGTTACAGAAACTGCTACTAATAATACTGAGAAATCAAGTGCAGAAGATATTCTTGCTATGATTCGTAGTCGTAAGAATGCATCTGAATAGTAGTTATTGGGAGGGGGGAACCCCTCCCAATCATTCACATGGAGGACGCAAATGGTAAGACCGTACGATTTTTCTAAATTAAGAAAAAGTTTAACAAAAAACATTGATGGCTTAAGTCTCGGCTTCAATGATCCTAAGGACTGGATTGACACTGGCAGTTATGCATTAAATTATCTTATTAGCGGAGACTTTTATAAAGGTGTTCCTCTCGGTAAGGTAACAATGTTTGCTGGCGAATCTGGATCCGGAAAAAGTTTAGTGGTGAGCGGTAATTTAGCCCGTAATGCACAAGCGTCCGATTGCTTTGTTGTTATGATGGATAGCGAAAATGCACTTGACAATACTTGGCTACAAGCACTTGGTGTAGATACAAGCGAAGATAAACTTCTAAAAATTAATGTATCTATGATTGATAGTGTTGCTAAAACATTATCAGAATTTCTTAAAGGATACAAAGAAGAAAACGGGGGCAAGCAATACGACGAATGCCCAAAAGTAGTAATTATTATTGATAGTTTAGGTATGTTGTTATCGCCAACGGATATTAAACAATTTGAAGCCGGCGATCTAAAAGGTGATTTAGGACGCAAGCCTAAGGCGCTTACAGCATTAATTCGTAATACAGTTAATAATATTGCTCCATATCCAATTGGATTTATAGTTACAAACCATACATATTCTTCTCAGGATATGTTTAATCCAGATGACAAGATATCAGGCGGCCAAGGGTTTGTGTATGCAAGTTCTATTGTTGTTGCTATGCGGAAATTAAAACTTAAGGTTGATGCAGATGGTAATAAGGTTTCTGAGGTTTTAGGAATTAGAGCCGCAATGAAAGTCATGAAAACAAGATTTTCAAAACCATTTGAATCAGTGCAAGTTGAGATTCCGTATGAGACAGGAATGAGCCCATACAGTGGATTAATTGATCTATTTGAAAAATCTGGTGATCTTGTTAAGCAAGGTAATAGGTTATTATATAAAGACAATACTGGAAAAGAACATATATACTTTAGAAAGGGATGGAATGCAGAGACATTACCGATTATTTTGCAAGAAAAAGCAAATGGAGTAGTATTAGAACCGGTAATTGAAGTTGAGAATGATCCTATTTCTTCAGAAATAAATGAGGAATAGGTAAATATCCACGATTGCATATATTATTGCGGAGAAAAGTATGAGTGAATTACCTGATTTCTTTACAGAAATGTGGACGGCAATTAAAAATTATATCCCCCAAAAGGATAGATATGATGCCGCAAGAAGAATCGTTGATGTTTATGATGGCCTCGGCGACGTTGAAGAGTTAAAAGATTATACAGGACAAGATGATTATTTAGATAATGCATTAAGTGATTATTTTAATGAAGTAGAAGAATTTGAAGATTCGGACGAAGAAACGGATGACGAATATTAATGGCTAATTGGTATGAGAAAGTTTCAAGTAACATTAGTAATCTTCCTGATTGTATCGAGTATTACGAAGAACAATTAGTAGAAGCACGTAAGGAGATACCCATGCATGGGTCAATTGAAAAATCTTCAAGTGTGCTTCCTGCTATTGTTGAGACTCGTTTTTCTCAGTTACAAGAAATTGAAGCAATTCTTGAGCATCTTAATATTCAGTTACGAAGAATTAGAGCACGAACCTTTAGAAAATTTTTAGAGAAATATGAACGGGCATTGACTAGTAGAGATGCCGGAGCGTATGTTGATGGGGAATCCGAAGTAGTTGATCAAACAGAATTAATTAACCAGTTTGGACTTTTACGAAATCAATTTCTTGGTGTATTAAAAGCACTGGAAGCAAAGCAATTCCAAATTAATAATATTGTTAAATTGAGAGTTGCTGGTTTGGAAGATTCTGAAATTAATATATTTTATGGGAATCCAAATAAATAACTATTGACAAGTTGATAAACATAGTATATAATGGTTTGACACATTGTAATTAAAAGGAGTGTATAAATGAAAATCAATTTACGTAGAGCCGCAACTTTGCAAGAGCAAATTCGTCAAGCGGTATCAGATGTTAATCTTGCTCACGGCCAAGGTGAAGAGACCGCCGATTTAGAACAGAAATTAACCCATCTAGAAGAGGTTGAATCTGTATTGTATAGTTTGCGTGATAAAGTTGGTAAAGCAAACGTTGAAACGGGTGTTAGTACGCTATTAACAAAACGAGTCCAACTTAATAATTTAATCGGACGTTATGAGAAACTTGTACGTCACGGTATGGAATCTTTTCAATCAAAGTTATCAGATCTTCGCAAGGAGAGAGTAACAATTAGTGAAAAGATTTTAGAATTAAATGTTGGATCTTCGGTAGAGTTAACTGATACAGATGAACAAATTCTTGCAAGAGAGAATATACTTTAATATAAATAACATTGATGCATAGGCATCAATCGCGATACGCTAAACACTATAATGATGAAATTAGAAGTATTAAGTAAAAGATAACACGGTATGATTGTTAATTGTCACAGACGTAACAATAACGAGCGAGTGTTTAGTTAACTTTTAGGCGGGTGACTAGAAATAGTCACTCGCTTTTTTTTTGGAGTCTTTATAATATATGGATATAACTTTGTTATGGATGATCCTAGGTTTTATGTTAGCCGCATATTCTGTTGTTGCTAATGATAGTGTACAAACCTTAGGTCCATGGCTAGCATCAAATTCAGAAAAATTTAAATGGTATACTTTATGGGCCGCCGCTTCGATTGGTCTATTAATAACTATGTGGTATGGGTGGTATATTAATGCAGGTGATATATCATTTGGTAGATTAAATAAAATACCATTTCAAGAAGTGCAATGGTATCATGCTACAGCACCAGCCATACTTTTATTGTTAACGCGAATAGGCGTTCCAGTTTCAACCTCATTCCTAGTGTTATCGGCATTTGCTAGTACATTTGTATTGGAAAAAATGCTTGTAAAATCTGTTATGGGTTATGCATTGGCCGCAGTTGTTGCGTATTGTTTATGGATTGTTTTAGAACGATTAATTGATGAAAAACATGATAAAGTAAAAGAACACCATAAAAGATATTGGCGTGTTGCTCAATGGGGCACAACTGGGTTTTTATGGTATACTTGGTTATCACACGATATGGCAAATATTGCTGTATTCCTCCCACGAGCATTGTCTATAGAATGGATGCTTTTTATATCTGTTGTATTTGTAGTGTTCTTAGGATATACATTTCGAGAACATGGCGGCAAAATTCAAGAAATTGTTTTAGAAAAAACAGGCACTAGGTATGTTCGATCAGCAACAATAATTAATTTAGTTTATGCATTCATATTGTTATTCTTTAAAGAATTAAATGACATTCCTATGAGTACAACTTGGGTGTTTGTTGGATTGCTATGTGGACGAGAACTTGCTATATCAACTGTTATGGAAAATTATAAATTCAAGCACGTATTTCCAATTGTAGGAAGAGACTTTCTTAAAATGATGTTAGGATTAATAGTTTCAGTTGGAATAGTATTGGCAATACATTATGTAATTATACCTTACGGTTATTGATCAATTGTATAAATAAAATAAAAGAAAATTTAGTTCTATTCCGAGCAAAATTTTTTTGACTGGAGAAAACATATGACACAACTTATTAATCCGGAGAAATTCACGGATAGCGTGGGCCGTTTACGGTCCTTTTTTTTGAACAAAGGATTTCAAGAAGTACATACGCAAAATCGTTTAAGTATATTAGCGGCATGCGAAGATCCAACAACTGTCTCAACATATAATTACGCCGGCCAAGTTTGGCCGTTACCGCAAACAGGACAGATGTGGTTAGAATACGAGTTACTTACTAAGCCTGAGGTTCCGGGCTTTTTTTGTGTCTCAACATCATATAGGCAAGAGCCTAATGCTATACCTGGTAGGCATGATCTTATATTTCCTATGTTTGAATTCGAAATGCCAGGGGATATTAATGACTTATATCGAATGGAATTGGATTTATGCGAAGCAGTAGGCTTTTCATCAATTGATGCAATTACATCAAAAGATTACACTGATTGGTCAGCGGAATTTGGCGTTGAAGAATTAACACATGCAGAAGAAACTGCAATGTATGAAAAGTACGGTAATGTACAAATGATTCGAAACTTTCCAAATTACACAAGTCCATTTTGGAACATGAAACAAAATGGTGATGGAACAGCCGCAAAAATTGATGTAATTATTTGTGGACAAGAAACAATTGGTTCTGCAGAACGGTCAGCAGATACAACAGAAATGCATGATATGTTTCACACAATTAGTGATGGGCAATATGCTAGTTTGTTGCATGGAACGTTTGGCAAGGACAGAGTTAACAAAGAATTGGACGAATTTTTAAGTCATGATTTTATACCACGTGTAGGCGGCGGCATTGGAATGACTAGATTTATTCGTGCAATGGAAATGTGTAACTTGTTCTAAAGAATTTGTTCCGGAGTGATGGAATTGGTAGACATGCTGGGCGGTTTACTCAGTGTCCTTGGCAGGGCGTGAAGGTTCGAATCCTTCCTCCGGAGCCAGTTTTTAATTTTAAGACTTAGGCTTCTTCGGCTTCTTTTTTTCTTTCTTGGGTTTGTCTCTATTTTTACTTTCCATCCTTGTTTTCCTATGGTTCGTGTTGTATCTACATCTCCGAACTCGCCCATACTTTTACCAGTTTGTATTTGCCTACTATAATCGTATGGATCTTTACCGTTCATCGATCACTGTTGATAATAATTCTTCTTTGCTAGGTTTGTAGTTTTTAGACTTCCATTCGTCTCGTAACTTTGTTAGTAAAGCACCCATGTTAGGACCAGGTTTTACATCTGCACTAATTAAGTCTTTTCCTGTTACAGGAAATTCTGGTACTTGCCAACTTCTAATATGATTTGCAATAGCATCTTTGTCTTGTATTTTAGCAAGAGCATAAACAAAATATTGATGAGTTTCATC